GCTATTGGTGTCCCGTAAAGTCTGAAACTTTAATTATAGAATAAAATAATTCCGTTTCCCGTGCGTTTACAGAGTAAGACGAACCATCCGCACGATGGCAAACAACGCCGCATGGCGCACGGGAACGACTAAAATACCAACTTATGAATGGAAAGTAGAAAGATAGTACACTTGAAATTAAAGATACCCGACGCAAGTAGGCAAGATTACTATTTCGGGTCGCTTGCAGCCATATACGACAAGTTCACAACGGATGATGTCGGCATCGGCTACAAGTCTTTGACAAACGCCATACGTGGTAAAAATACATACGAAAACAAGAAATGCGTTATCCGAATCGGGACTATCGAAAGGAAAGCGTGCAAAAAGAAGAAAGGGTAGGGACATGGAACAATATGAATTTTACAAGAACAACGAAAGCGATACTATCTATTGGGTGGATAATGTAGATAGTGTTGGCGAGCATTTGTTTACATTCGACAAAAAGCGGATATTCAACCTGTTTGCCGACTATCCGCACAATCTAACACCCAAGCAAAAGGCGATTTTCGATAGAGAAAATCCCGAGTGGGCGAATTTCTTCAAGGACAGAAAATAAAGGTCGCAAGCGGTTACTTGATTGTACCGCTTGCGCTTTTTCTTTGTTTGTCAGATGACGTGTTGATATATCCAAGCATCTTGCGGAACTTACTATCATTCTTTAGCAATTCGGTATCAATTAACACCTCTGTTGTCTCGTATTTTTGACCATAAAGTGAATGAGACCGCTTTGCACCGAAACGCCATCTAAGTATTTTGTCGTTCAACGGCTTAAATCCATTTTCAGACGGCGATTGTAATTCGAGGTATTCAAATCCTTTGTCTGTTTTTCTTATGATTGCAGCGTGCGCACCACACGTAAAGTAATATTCCTTGCCAACAACCGTGTTAGAAAGCAATGTTCTTGCGTTCTTAAAGTCGTTGTAATCCTTATTAACGACACCGCCAACATTTGATGCAATCTCTTTTATATTCAAAGTAGATGCAAAATGCTTGCGACTTTCTCCATCACGGAAATCAAGCACGTCAAGCCCGGCCTTATTGCCTGCGTATGTGAACGCAAGGGATGAACACGAGCCTTTGGTCAAGTCACCTCCACCGACCCGCTTTATTATCTCGTCGTCCGATAGTTCTTTATCCAAATCCTTGACCTCGTTGTATGCTATCTTGGTGTTTCCAAGTTTTGCTATGACGGTTTCAAATTTTGAAACCTCCGCTGTGGCTTTAAGAAGCAAATCATCAATCTTCTTCCTTTCCGTTTGTATTTGTTTGATATTTCCCAATTCAATAGACTTTCGGAGTGCCGACACGTCAATATCCTTGTACGCCTTAGCGTCGTTAATGGTCTTGATGCTTGTAGATACGATGGTACGCTTTCTCCTTGCAAGCACCAAAGCCTCTTTGCGCACGGTGTCCCAGTCGGCGTGTTTATAAGCCTTTGCCAAAGCCGACGTATGCGAATCTGGAAAGTCCTTGAAGTTGTCCAAGTATGTTTCTGCCGCACGAATTGACTTAGCACGGTTACGCACCTTGTTCTTGATGGCTTCCACCTGCTCGGGTGTGCGCGCGGCGTGTCGCTTTTCGGCTATTTCAAGCGGCGTTAGCTTCTTTGGTTGCGGATTGATGATATTATCCACCGCCAATGCGTTGTTTCGCAAGAAATACGGTTCCGTACCGTTCTTGCGTGCTGCGTGTATCTGCTCTTTGTGGTCATTTACCCAATCCTTGAAGTTCTGCGGATATTCGGTAATCATACGCTTCTGCGCCATTTTCTCAATTTCGCCCCTCCAATCTTCACCGTTAAGCATCATCTTGGTAAGATGCGCCGTTTCCTCGGGCGGTATGGTAATTGGTGTGCAGATGCAAAAGCATTGAGGGTGCCAACTATCAAATATAAAGTCCTTAGGATAATCCCCTACAAGGTCGTCGCAAATATCTTTCTTTGGATGACTTCTTGACAGTTCTATATGTTGTCCGATGACAAAATCCATATTCTGCCATCTTGCATTGTCGGCACGTCGATAGGCTATGTTGGTTTCAGTCCTGGTAACACGCATCGCGTTGCGTGCAGACGACTTATAAACGCCCGTTCCTGTCTTGTAGGTATCACGATCGTAGTCTATCCACTTGTATTTGCCCGTTTTTTCGTCCTTGATACGCTTTTTCCACTTCTTACCGTATATTGGTTCAGTGCCTACTATTTCGCCCGTTGTAGGGTCTACAATGTCCTTTTCGCCTTTCTTGTAGCGAAATCGGCGAAACATAAGGTCGGGGTCGTTGAGGTATTCACGTACCTTTCGGGACATGGAACTTGCGCTATCGCCCTCGCCGATGGCAACGGTCATAGCGACTTCCATTTCTTCACGCAATTGCTTGACAGACTTCCACACACGTTTTGATAGGTCTAAGCCGTTTTCCGTGCGTCCTATGAACGCATCACGGGCGGCTGTGTTCCTATCCATGTAGGCGGTAAATTCGGGCGTAGAAAGCACCTTTTTCCCGAATACAGACTTAACGAATTGGTCGCATTCCTTGTTGGCGGCTTCCCATTCGAGCTTGATGCCGTTCTGCACGGCCAAGGTAACGGTGGACGACAAGCGGCGCAACAAAGCCTCGACTTCCTTTTGCTTCTTGATGCTATCGCCATCGAAAGAATACATCACGCCATCTTCAAGCGTTGGCATAGTCTTGTTTAGGGCAAGGATTTCGTTTACCGTCTTGGCAAACAAAGTCCTTACCTTTTCGGCATACGCTTCGGTTCGCATGAGCCGTTGCGCTGCCGCTTTCTTCTTGTTGGCTAAATGCTGCTTACCGTCTATCATAATTGAATAATTATTTTACTCCGTTCTTAACCTTACCACAACATTTCGCCATCCATCCAATTACATATTCAAACGGCTCGTGTGTGTCGATTTCTATTCCGCAATGATCGCACAGGTATTTTGCTGCGTGCGAACATTCATGCGCAATAATCTCATAAGACATCCGCTTTTTACTTCTAAACACTATTAAAGCCCCATAGCTGTTGTATTGTTTATCCATAACTTTGATTGTAAAGGCTTCACAATTTGAAACGTCATCCTTTAGATTGGATATTTCCGTTCCGTCATAGTTGTAAAAGGCTGATTCAATATCACTAAAATCATTAGCAATGCAAATCCATAGCTTAAAAGGATAAATTACAGGGTCAAAACTTTGTATATTCATAATGCCTTAGAATTACTCATCTTCTTCATCACCACTATTTGCCGAGCCTGCGCCGCCGTCATCACCACCGCCAAAGATATTCTCCTGTTGCTTTTGGCGTTCTGCCGCTTCTTGGTTGATACGCTCCATTTCACGGTGTGGGTCTTTCACAAGCGGATTCATTTCAATAGCCGTTTCGGTCGAAATAATGCCTGCATCGTATGCCTTTGTGATGTTATTCAAGTCCTCCGCAATATCATCACCGAATGGCTCTTGAAACTCATGCCCAATCTTCAAGTTCTCGCACTGCGTATGCAGGTGTACATCAAGCACGTTGCCGATGATAGCCGTTACAAGCGACGCTATGCGGTCGAGCAATTCATTGTGTACCTCCTTGTGCTTTGATGCTTTTATGTCGGCAAGCAACATCACCGTGCGCAACGCCTTGCCCGAAAGCTGTGAGATTGATTTCAAGGTATCGGTCGTAATGTTCGGTGTGAACGTCTTTTGCAGGATTTGATTTTGCAGCCAATCCAATTCGTCTTTCTTCGACTGCGGCGCATTATCCCATGTAAGATACTTTGCCGCCTTATCCACGCCATCTTGCCCGTTGGTGATAAGCAACTTCGATGCCTCTTTCTTTTCGGGCATATTCTTGATTATGTCGGCATTCATAATCGTAATAGGGTCGGCAAGATAGTCGTTGGTGTCCGCCGTGCGTGAGGCAATGTATTCCTCACGATGGATTAGCCTTTCAACCCCTTTCCATTCCTTGTTCTGCCAAAAAAGGATAAGGGGTATCTTGCCTATAAAGTTAGTTTCTTCGACCACATCCCAGCCGATGGCACGCTTGGCGCAATGATAGATTACATCGCGTGTGTAAATGTCAAAATGGTACACCAATTCATCTTTTTCTTCGCGCACATAGTAGCCCCACGCAGCCGAAATGATGTTTTCGTATTGGTCTTTGCGGATATAGATTTCATCGCCCTTGCTATGCGCAAGAACCCTGATTTGCACTTTGGGCGAGCCGTCATCATCCCGATACGCGCGGAACAACATTGCGCTTTCGGTCTCCGCACCTGCGATACGCTTGCACTGCTTAATCTTGCTGTCAAAGTGCATTTCTTTCATCAATTCAAGATATGCCTTGAAAGCATCGTCTGTACCCTCGGATAGCTGCATCCACTTGACGGGTCGCCCATAAAGGAACACGGCGGAAATCTCATTGATGAAAACGGGGTAGGGGATTGGCAACTTCCAAACCGCCTCTTTGCGCAAGAAATTGCCTTTCTTGTCGGTAATAATCTTATCTTCACGCTTCATAATCTCGTGCGTGTCGATGTTGTATTCCTTGATGGCTTCCTCCACGATGGGGAAACGGTTATCCATTTTGTCCTTTACCGAGGAAATGTCCTTTGCGGCAAGGAGCTGCTCGAACTCTTGATTGCGTCCAACCAATGCGTTCACGTAGTTTCTGAATAAATCAAACAGTACCATATCATTTATTTTTGTTGTTGTGATTACAAACCGAACATGCCTTTGTCGAGGCTATCGAAGTCAACATCCGAATCTTCTTCGTAAAGGTCGTTGATGGCATACCCTAATATATCTACGAACTCATCATGCGGTTGCGACGGGAAACCGCAAACCTCGTCCAAAAAGTCATCATTCCACGACCCCTCAACGATATACACACGTCCGCATTCTATACGTGGCGATACGGCACGCAAACGGACTTCCTTATCATCGGTCGGTGTAGGCGTTTCCTTGACGTTCAACGTGGATATTTCTCGCAACATCTGCACGACGCTTATACCATTAGCCTTTGGCTCGATATGCAAGATGCTTTCCTTGTTGCCCTCGTGAGCCTCCATATAGTCGGGCAGGAAACGTAATAAGTCGGGCATTTCTTTCCATACCTGCTGCGCATCATATAGGTAGATATTGTTTCGTATTCGGCACGCCGCAAGGATGCCTGACGGGTCGTTGTCTTGATTCTTCTTTTTCTTGTTGTAGGCAGTATCAAGATAGAAGTGCATTGGCTCGTTGAAACGTAAAGCCATAAATTCAGCCATTGATATACGGCGAAACCAATCACGCTTGACGATGTTACCGCCCTCGATGGTCGGGTGCTGTTGATACAATGCCGAGAACTCACGGGGCGCACGTGCCTTTTGCTTCTCTAACTTGCGTTTAGAATGTCGGCTCTCCCAAAGTGCATCACCGATATGCCGTGGTGAATGCAATGCTCCGTCATGCTCTTGCTCGCAGATGGCAGGTATGGATAACACCGTCCAATCCTGCGGTTCGGCTTTCAATATGCGCCCTGCAAGGTCATCTTCGTGCCAACGGGTCATAATGAACAATTGTTTGGAATCATTGTGTAAACGTGTAGAAAGAACGGTGTTGTACCAATCCCAAACCCTTTGCCGATAGGTCGTAGAATTAGCCTCGTTTGCGTCTTTAACAGGGTCATCGATGATTGCTATATCGACAGGTGTACCCGTAAGGGAACCGCCAACGCCGACAGCCTTGTAAAAGCCACGATGCCCGACTGTCTCGAATATATCCACATTTCGCAAGAAGCCTTTGGTATCGGTTCGGATGTTGGAACCGCTAAGATACGTTTCGGGAAATATGCTTTGATATTCCTTACTATCAATCGTGCGTTGTATTGAACGGCTGAATTGTTCGGCAAGGTCGGAAGAATACGAGCAGCCAACAATCTTCAAATCGGGATTCTTGCCCAAAGCCCACGCAGGGAAGTTGCGGGATATAATCTCACTCTTTCCGTGTTGCGGAGGTACGAATACCATCAAGTTCTTAACTTCCCCCTCCAATAGCTTTTGGCAATAGTCAGCAATCAAGATGTGAAACCATTCTGCCTCGTATTTCGGATTGGAATAGCCAAGAAAGCACGAGAAAGTAGTTGGAGCTTCGAGTTTAAGCCTCGCTTGCTTCAATTCCATCAATCGTTTCCTTATCTCGATTCTTGACTTCCGCATCCGTTATTCGTCCTTGTTATCCTTGTCCTTTTCCAGCTTGTCGAGCCTTTCGATTTCCTTGTTGATTTCCTCGATGGTCATCGGCTTGTCATCGTCTTTCTTCACCGCAACGTCCGTGCGCTGACGATTCTGATAATGTTCGGGGTCAAGATTGGTAAGCAAGAAGATTGCCGCACCAACGTTAGGCTGGTAATGTTTGGTCGATTTCTTCAACTTCTTAATCGTCGGCTTGCTTGGGTCTTTCGGGTTCGGCACATATTCCGTTTCCGTTTCTTCCCTTTCGTAGCCCTTGGCGGTCATGGATAGCGACGTTACAAGATCGTGCGTGAGGTTCTTCTTATACACTTCCTTTGCTCCGTTGATAGCTTCCTTGAACTCTGGCTTATCCATCCAACGACGATAGGTTATATCTTCAATATGGAATGTGGCAAGGAAATCCTTTAACCTTGCGCCGCCATAGTCGATAAGTCCGTGTTCGGCTACCCATCGCACGCACTCACCAAGTATTATCTTGTTGTATTTTGCCATATTGGTTCATTTTTATTTATCAAACCCACTTTGTTTACTTTTGATGGTTATCTACATAATTGAAAGAATAGGTTATACGGTTATCACTCTTTGAATCGGCGATATGCTTGCTTCTTATGGACTTAGTGCCGCTCGCATAACCATTCTTGCATCTTCCATACCGAACCAACGCCCAATGTCTATTCTTAGTCAAAGCCTTTACCAAGGCAGGTGTCGTGGTCGTCAGGTTCAGCCGATGCCCCTCGCTTGTTATTATCTCTGCAACCCTTTGAATGAATGTCGTGCCGATTCCGATTCCTTGATAGTCGGGTAATACGACTAATCTGTGAACTCTTTTCCAACCTTTACGGATAGGGAACTGTATTATTCCCGTATGGCACACCAATTCCCCATTGATGATTCCGACAAACTGCCGTGCTGCTTGGTGCAGGTCGGTGTTCAGATAGTGATACTTGCGAAAGGTTTTCCATATTGCTGCTTTATTTGTACCCCCCACTTCGTATATTTCAAGTTGCATCTTTGGTCTCTCGATTTCACCTGCGCAAAAAAAAAGCGTTGTTCGTCCGTGTTGTAAATCCAATCGGGCTGCAACCATTCCACAATGTCATCGTGGCACGATACCGCAACGAACTTCTTGCCTGCACGCCTTACCGCCTTTGCGATGGCTACGCTCGATGTTTTTGCGACTTCCCGATTAACAACGCTTGTGAACTCGTCGAAACATACAAGCTCTTTGCCATCAAGGAGACAATATGCTAATTGGGCACGCATCTTTTCACCATTGCTTAAAACGTCATAGGGCTTTAACCAAGATGGCGGAGACGCAAAGCCAACACTTGTAAATGCTTTTTCAATGTCTTTTATGGATACGTCTTTAGGCATAGCATCTATAACAGAGCCATTCCCTGTATCGAAACCATAAAAGATACAATCGCCGAACACCTCACGGGCAATGGTCGTCTTTCCCGTGCCCGAACCACCGACGATAAGTCCGACGTTCCATTCCCTATCCTCAATGTCGATAGAGCCCTTGAAATGCTCGTCAATATGGTTTACGTCAATGTCAAATGCGCCAATAACCGATTGCGTGCGGAATGTCTCTTTTGGCGCAACGTGTTTTACAATGTCAAAACTCGGCATTTGTAACCTCCTTCCATCAATTCGTTAAACACTTTTTCTTGCTCTAACTCGCTTGAACATTCAACGACAACCTCGAATGTGTCGCCCACCTTGTCGCTCAAATCTTTTTCCGTCTTTTCTTCGGTTGGCAATATCGGCAAGTCCACGCCCCAATTGGTCAGTTGCTTTTCGTCCCATTCGTTTGCAAGCATATCCCAATCCCACTTACCAAAGCCGCTGTTGTCAATTACGGAGTAGGCCTTTAGTTGGTCGATGGATGTTTCCTTTGGGATTACGATGCACGGTGCTTCGGTGTAGCCAAGCGACTGTAGCGCACGTAAGCGCATATTTCCTCCGATGGTGATATATCGTCCACCGTCGAGCGGATAGACCATCAGACCACGCAAAGAAAGCATTTCGGGGTATTCTTGAATATTCTGTTTCAAGAGCCTTAACTTTTCGTCCGTTATGCTTCGTGGATTGGCTGGTAGTCCGTCAAGCTGCCCATCATTCGGCTCAATTACCGATAGCGGCAATGATACGAACATAGAATCTTTGATATTACTTTTGCTTTTATC